CAAATGGCCCTCAGTCTGGCTTCCGCGCTTTGATGGTTGCTGGCGTTCCTATTTATCCTGATCCGTACTGCCCTGAAGGAACGGTTTACTTCCTGAACAGCAACTACCTGTCGCTCTATATCCATGAGCAGGGTTCGTTTGTCTTTACAGGTTTTGAATCGACACTTCCTAACTGGCAGATTGGTTATGTTGGTGCTGTGCTGATGATCGCTGAACTGGTCAACACTAAGCCCAAGTCCATGACCAAAGTGACAGGCTATAACTCGCTCACATTGTAAGGAGAAATAGTCATGTCTAATAAAATCCTCGTAGCTGGTGCAGCAACTAATGCTGCTGGTGCATTTATTCAAGCGTATGCTTTGGGTACTGCAACGGCAACTGTTCCTGCTGGCGATTATTACATTGCTCCAACTGCTAACGTCACTATTGAACTAAATACGAATACAACTGGCAATATCAGTAATGCTTCGTATGCGGTTGTAGTTGCCAATAATACTGGCGGCTACTTCATCTCTGATGGCGTAAACATTCGTGCTAATGTTCTTGCTGGTACACCGACCATTACTCTGTTCCAAGTGAATCAGGGTCAAGCGGTTAGTGAGACTTACGCATAAGGAGCCAACATGAATGCTAACCATGTAGGATCATTGTTCCCCAATGGATTTGGCAATTTTGCACTTGGTCGCACTGTAACCGTTAGTGTTGGTACAGTAGCCAATGCTGTTGTTCAAATTCCTATTGTCGGCGCAAGTTCATACATTGTTCGCAGGATTACGGTAGCTAATGCAAACAAGTCGATTGCAGCCGCAAACGTAACTGTTACCACCTCTAACGATGGTAACGTTTCAAATGCGGTTGCGTCACTGACAACGCTAAGCAACGTAACTAGCACTTCCACGTACCAAGATTTAACTCTTGCTGCTGGCGCTGCTACTACCGTTTACTCGTCTGGTTCGTTGTACGTCAACGTACCTGCCGCTGTATCTGGTGGAACTTGCGACATTGTGGTTTACGGAGATGCGGTAACTCTATGACGACTGTTTATGTGACTAACAAGTGGGAAAAAACACTTGTCGATGAATATGCGTATAAAACATATACGTTCCCTATGAATGAATCTGTTGAAGTACCTATAGAAATTGCTCGTCACATATTTGGTTATGGTTCTGAAAATAAAGAACCTTTTTTGGCTAGACTTGGTTTTGCTAAAACAAAGAATGACATTCCTAGCGGGTTGGAAATTCTTGCAAAATTTAGCATTACCGAATCTATGCCAGTACAGGATCGCTCCTTATCCCCGGCGATTGACCAAGTACCCCCACCTATCCCTTTACGGGGGGTGGGGAGAAAAGTCGAAAAAGCCGCTTAATTATGGCAATTAAATGGCAACTTTATCCGGTTACATCACGGAAGTTCGTAGGCTGCTGCATGATGCCAACGGAAACTTCTATTCTGACTCTGAACTAACGGACTACATTAATGAAGCCCGTAAGCAAACAGTTAGGGATACTGGTTGTCTAAGAAAAATCCAAGTATCACAAACTCCAATGTCTCCCGTAGCGGGTGGAGCAAATCCTGTTGCTTGGACTGCTGGTGCTACTGTTGCGTTAAATGACTACGTATTTTCAAATATTTTCATTTACAAAGTAACTGTAGCTGGTGTTTTAGGAACTACAGCACCTCCTTATCCAGCATCAAATTATGCGTATCCCCCAACAACACCATTTACTGACGGAACTGCTACGCTGCAATATGCTGGTAATTGCGAAAAATTACCTTACGCATCATTCCCTGACAGCATAAATACGATTGATATTTTAAATATCAACATTTATTGGGGAAACAGTCGCATTCCTTTGCAGTATTTGCCGTGGACTCAGTTCAACGCTCAATTACGTTATTGGCAAAACTACATAGGTAGGCCAGTAGCATTCACTGTTTATGGACAGCAGACAGCTTTTATCTCTCCTGTTCCAGATCAGGTGTACACCCTTGAGATGGATACGGTTGTGCTGCCTGATGACCTTGTTTCATCTAACGAGGTTGATGTTCTTATTGAGCCATACACTACGCCAGTAGCTTACTTTGCTGCTCATAAAGCGAAGTTTAAAGAACAGAGTTATGGGGAATCTGAAATTTACAAACAACAATATGCACAAGAAGTTCGTAGTGTTCTGGTTACAACCATGACACGACGTATTCCTAACCCTTATAGCACTCCATTTTAATTATGGCTGCGGCTGAACAAAAAAAGTCGTACAAAGTAATTAAGCAATTTCGTGGCGTAAACACGAAAGCAAACCGTACTGCCTTAGAGGAAGGTGAGTTTTCATGGCTAGAGAATGCCATGCCTATTGGTTATGCAAATATTAAAACTATATCAGGCGAAAAAAATACGGCAGTAACATTTGCAAATGTTGCTAGTACATTAGTTTCCGCAAACATAAACAACAAAGACTATCAACTTGCATTTCAAGAAGATGGTCGTTGTGAGTATGTTGACGTAGAGACAAGCACAAAAGGAAATGTTGCTGTTAGTGGTACTTTTTCAAACTCAAGGGTCAACATAACGCAGTTTAAAGATGAGCGCGTTTTGATCGGTGATCCTGATAATGGTGTTTACAGTTGGGATGGTACTAACCTTGTCTCTATTGGTTCCGTTGGATTCATAGGAATTACTAATGGAGGAACTGGCTACACGACTACACCTTCTGTAGTTATTTCAGCTCCTAATGAAACAGGTGGCGTACAAGCTCAAGCAGAAGCCATTTTGACTGCTAATGTAGTTACTGGAATTTCGATTACTGAGGCAGGTGTTGGTTATACATCGTCACCAACGATCACTATATCTGGTGGTGGTGGAAGTAATGCGGCAGCAATTGCTGGTATTTCTACATTTAAAAGGGGAACCGTAACTGTATTGGTAACTAATGGTGGTACTGGTTACACAAATGTTTCCAATACAACGGTAACTATAAGTGGAGGCGGCGGTGCAAACGCTGCTGGTACAGCTATTTTGGCTGGTGGTCAGGTAATCCAAGTGATTATGACCAACAATGGCACTGGCTATACCAACTCATCTAATATTAGTGTGACTATTGCTGGCGGTGGTGGCTCAAATGCAGCCGCTAAAGCTATTATCAACAGTAATCCAGTTACAGGCATACAAACATTTTCAGGGCGGTCTTGGGTAGCGCAAGGGCGTTCTGTAAGCTACTCGGCTGCTGGCTCATATTCTGATTTTGTCAGCTTGTCTTCTGGCGTATTTACAATTACAGACGCAACTCTGCGAAGCAATATTACGCAGCTACTCTCAGCTAATAACTTTTTATATATTTTTGGCGAAGATAGTATTAACGTATTTTCAGATGTTCGCGTAAGCGATGCTGGCATTACATTATTTACAAATACAAACATTAGTGCTTCTGTAGGATCACGTTTGCAGTACGCAATATTTCCTTATTTCCGTTCTGTTTTGTTTATGAACGAATATGGCGTATATGCTCTTGTTGGCTCTACTACATCAAAGATTTCTGATCCACTTGACGGGCTGTTCCCAAATATAGATTTTTCTACGGCAACAGTTACGGCAGGTCAAGTATTGTTAAATAGCATATTATGTGCTGCGTTTAATATACGGTATAACGACTCTGGAACATATCGTTACATACAAGCAATATTTTTTGAAAAGAAATGGTTTTTTTCTAACCAGAATAATATTAAGCTAATATCTTCTATTGCTACAGGCGGTAAGATTAAATTCTTTGGCACAAATGGTACTAATTTTATTGAGCTATATGGCGATGATACTGTTGCAGTAGATATTATTTTAGAAACATCATTAGATGCAATGGGTGATCCCATTCGTGATAAACAAGCATTGAAGATTGGTATAGAGGCAACGCTAGGTTCTTCTCCTACAAATCTTACTGCTTATGTAGATTCAGAGTCGGCGCAGTCTCCAGCTATACAATTTCAAAATGCAATAGAGTGGACAAATAATTCAAGCCAAGAAATACAGTGGTCTAATAATGTTAATGCAATTATTAGTTGGCTTGCTAATACGTCTCCGGGAGCTGGCTATTATTTATACAAATCTGACGCTGAGATGTGGGGTAAATATTTAGGTATAACTATTAATAGCACATCAACACCAATTGTTATTAACGGTTTCCAATTTGAACATGAACTAAGAACGAGGTTCTAAAATGCCAGTGCCAAATACTTTTGCGAATGCAACAACAACTATTCCGTTATCTAATTTAGATAACAACTTTGCTACGCCAATAACTATAGGCAATACTGCTGTTCAGCTTGGTAATACCGTTACTACGCTAAATAACATGACATTTGCTAATGTCACTATTAGTAGCGTATCTACGCCTCTTACCGCTGCTCAAGGTGGAACAGGTCTAACTACATTAGCTTCTGAAAATGTCATTATTGGTAATGCTGCAAGCGCAGTCAAAACTGTTGCTCCGGGTACGTCAGGCAATGTTCTGACATCAACAGGATCAGTTTGGGCAAGTCAAGCTCCGGGTGCTGTTACTGGCAACGTCACTATTGGTAACACCACCATTGCATTAGGTGGAACGGCAACAACAGTAGGAAACTTAACATTAACAAATACCACTGTTACCGATTACACAGAGACACGGTTTACCGCAAATTCCAGTACAGCTATTACGTTAAGTCTTGTTAATGGCACGATGCAGGACATCACATTAACTGGAACAGCAACAATTACTATGCCAACTGCAACGGCTGGTAAGTCTTTTATCTTATTACTGCGTTCGGGCGCTGGTAGTTACACGGTGACATGGACTACGGTTAAATGGCCCGGCGGTACTGCGCCAACGGTAACGGCTACGGCAAGTAGGTTGGATATATATTCATTTTTTAGTGATGGCACGAATTGGTACGGCGTAACCGTTAATCAGAACTACACTCCGTAAGGAAATTCAATG